CAAAGTTATTTACATCGCCTGCATCCAACCATAATGAAAGTCCGCTAAACTCCGCCGACGCTGGGTCCCAAGCAGTCACCTCTGTAGGCACTACCACATGTGAATCCGCAATTGCCGCCGCAATAAAGCCAATCCCAACTTGACTTGAATCCGTATCAGGAACAGCATTTTTCCAGGTATGTCCACTAGGAATTGCCGACTGTAAATCCCACTTCCACATCAAGTAGCCCTCCAGCAACACACGCTCCTCGGCAGAAACAACACGTGGATAATACACAAACTCGTAAAGCACAAAGTCAGTCTGCCCACTTGCCTGAACGGTTCCATTGTTTTGCCAACCACCAATCAAAGAAGACGTAATAGCAGCGTTATCAATAATTCCAAACCCGCTACCAGCGGTGCCACACGCTACACCATTGTTATAAAATCGTAGCGTAGTACCATCAAACACCATTTCTAACAACTGTGGCACACCCGTATAGACAATTGTGCCAGTGGTAAACGCAGAACCACTTGCGTTAGATGGATGCCAACCAACCGAACCAGATGTTCCTCCATAATAATTATCAACCCCAGTCCATAAAACATTGGGGCTGTTACTTCCATCCCACTGTTTAGCCATAATGTAGTTAACCGTCGCATTTGGCTTGAAAACCAAAAACATAGAATACACATTGGTATTATTCAACGCCGCCGGTGGCATACGCAACACAGCATTTCCGTTAAACCGCACACCAGGTAACTTTCCATACGCCAATTCTTGGCTGGGCATACCAAGCCCATAACCGCCAGTCCATGTGGTCAAATTATAGCCGTTGCCAGACTTATCAGCCCATGTTCCAATAATGCCTTGTCCACTAAATGACAGCGTAGACGCATCAGCAGCATCATACCAGAACCCGCACCGCTCTAGCACACGTGGATTCCATGGATCACCACCTGCAAGCGGCGCCATCAACTTATACGGCGTGACCGTAGCACTGGGTAAGTTCACCGTTAAACCCCACTTCCACGCCAAGTAGCCCTCCACCTTTTCCCGCTCCCCCACAGTCAACGCCTTGTTGTAAACAATCACCTCAAACATCTGCCCAGTAAAAGCCAGTGGACCATCAGGGTCAGGATCACGCTGACCAATACGTAAGTATGAACCAGTATCAACAGGCGTCCAAGCGCTTGGGCTATACGTGCCAGTGCTTACACCATTACTATACTCAACAAAACTATTGGCATTCTGGTCCAAACAGAAATAGTAGATAGAAGCCGAAGTATTGTAGTAGTCATATGATGAAGTTATTTGTTGGAATCCACCACCGCTTGCTGGTAATTCGCGATTTGTATTATAAGCATCAAAGTCATATGAGCCATTTAACGAACGATTAACCAGGGTATTAAATGTGCCAGAACTTGTCGATTTATACACCACAAATACGGACAACGCATTAATAAACGTGCCAGGGCTAGCCGCTACTGTTAAATAAGAACCAGTTGTCATAACCGCTCCAGAAAGCCCATTTAACAAATCCTGACCCACCGTCACGCCCCCGCTTACCGTGCCATTTGTTCCGCGCCCCCCCACATCCCGCCATACTGATACCGCCCCACCGCTAATATCAAAGTTTCCAATCTGTGAGGCATCCAACCAGGTTTGAATACCGCTAATCTCTGTGGGCTTCCACACGTCGAATACCACAGGCTTATACGGCGCAGCGTAGTAGGGATGCCCAGTAGGCAAAACCCGATTCAAGTTCCATTTCCACGCCAAATAACTCTGAACCTGTGCCCATTGGTCATAAGAAAGGCTACCGTTATACACAATAAACTCGTAAATGCGACCATTGAAGTATCTGTTCGAAAAATTACTGGACAACGAAAATACTGAAGTCAGCCCACCTACCACTGCTTCAGCCATGTGCGGTATAGAAACAGCAGTAGTACCAGCACCGGCATTTATGGGATAGGTACTTGCAATATCAGCGCTGTTTCCAAAACCCAATTGAGTATCACCATATCGAATACTGTAATCCGCGCCAGGGGGAGAGGCAAATAAAGTATACATTCCTGTTGCGTTGCTATTAGTTTCGGCAACCCAGAAAATACGCCCACCGCCGCTACCGGTCAACGTAGTGCTTTGAGAAACTAAACCAGATCCAACGCCAAACAGCACACCGGATCCGTTTGGAACATACGCAGGGGCTGTATAAGGAGCAATGACACTAAAGTTATTACCGACACCGGATTTATCAGTCCACTGCTGAACATTGCCACTGACATCCAACACCACGGACCCAGAATCAGCGCTATCCAGCCATAAACTACAACCACTAATGGCGGTAGGTATCCACGTTAAACTAACCCCAATAATTGTATTATTGGTCTGGGTATTATTATACAACGCAGTAATCTGTGTGCTAGTCAATACAGAGTCAAAAACGCAGACTTGGCGCATATACCCAGCCCACGCAGGACTTCCACCCCAGAAAGCACTCCAAAAGTAGAATGCGCAGCCTCCTATTACTAGTTCCGAAACGGCAAAAGGGGTAGGTATTGCTCTCGAATTATACAAAGCACCATTAACATATGCGGTCAGGGTCCCACCGCTGTATGTAAATGTAAAATTCGCCCAAGTACCAAGAATAGCGGACAAATTTTGAGCAACCTGTGTAATACCATTGTAAGATCCATAATAAAAACCCGCACCGATGATAGGACCAAACAATGTATAAATAACATGATTATTAGCACCAACTAATGCAAATGTAGGAGACCAATATGACCCACTTGTAAAATTAATCCAAAAACTGAACGTAAATGACGAAGTATTGCTAAAAGCACATGGAATTGTGATTCGTGGGGTATAACCATTTGTATTTATATAAACAGAATCGCGCCCAGCATAGGTAGTATAGGATACCGATCCGGTTGTTGTAACCTGAACCTGCGCCGAGCCTGTGTCAATAGCAGATCCAGCCAAAGTCAACTGATTCAGTGGCACAGGCACATCAGTATATCCAGATCCAACCCGCCCACTACTATCCGTAGTAGACACATTTGTGCTAATCGCTGCCGAAGCAGCTGAATTAATAAATCCCGCACTATTTGATGCCCGCGCCGCAAAGTAGTATGTACCCGCTGCCAACCAAGTAACCGTACACGTGTAAATGGTGCCACTGCTAACCACTGGCGCCGTGCCGAACACCGACATATTAGCCACTACCGACGTAGTGCCATACAGTACACTATACGTAGGCGCAGGCGAACCATTTACACCGGCGGTGTTAAAGGTGACCGTAATAGTAGTCTCCGTTGCCACTCCAGCCACCGGCACACCTGGAGCCACAGTAGGAGCAACTGGTGTAAGCGTGCTTATAGGGGCAGAAACAGCAGAATTAATAGAACCACTTGCGTTTGTAGCAACAGCAACAAAATAATAGGCTGTAGCCGCTGTAAGCCCACCTTTCGTGCATATATACGTAACACTATTGAGCAGCGTAACTGTGCCCGCACTAGTCATTGACTCCACATCAGTAGATGTTCCGTATAGTAATGTAAACGTTGGCGCAGGTGAGCCATCAACACCGCTTATATCAAATGACACGGAAATTTCGGTAAATGTTGGGCTTCCTCTTACAATAGGAGCAGCAGGTGCCACAGTAGGCGCATAGGGACCGGTCGTAGAAATAGCGTTTGAAACAGCAGAATTAATATAACCAGTTGCGTTTGTAGCAACAGCAATAAAATAGTAGGTTGTAAACTCAGTTAGCCCAGCAGTAGTGCATGTATACGTAACACTATTGAGTGCCGAAACTGTTCCTGCGCTAGCCATTTCCTCTACATCAGTAGATGTTCCATACAATAACGTAAACGTTGGTGCAGGTTCACCATTAACTCCGCTTACATTAAATGTAGTGGTAATAGAGGTATATGTTGGAGTCCCGCTTACAATAGGAGCAGCAGGTGCAACAGTAGGCGCGTAAGGACCAAACGTACTTATAGGATCTGATACAGCAGAATTAATAAAACCCTCCATGTTTGTAGCAACAGCAACAAAATAATAGACCGTATTTTCAGTAAGTCCAGTGGTAGTACATGTATACGTATTGCTATTGAGTGCCGATACTGTGCCCGCGCTAACCATTTCCTCTACGTCAACACTAGTTCCATACAATAACGTAAACGTTGGCGCAGGTGAACCATCCACAGCACTTACATCAAATGTAGTAGTAATTTGGGTATATGTTGGGGCGCCGCTTACAACAGGCGCAGCAGGAGCCACAGTAGGCGCATAGATATCATCCGTAGTTATCCCTTCTGAAACAGCAGAATTAATGGAACCCTCCATGTTTGTAGCAACAGCAACAAAATAATATGTAGTATTGTCGGTAAGGCCAGTGGTAGTGCATGTATACGTAACACTATCCACCGCCGAAACCGTGCCCGCGCTAACCATTGAGCCCACATTAGTAGTTGTTCCATATAACAACGTAAACGTCGGCACAGGCGAACCATCAACTCCAGTTACATCAAATGTGGTAGTGATTTCGGTATATGTTGGGGCGCCGCTTACAATAGGAGCACCAGGTGCCACCGTAGGCGCATAGATATCCGCCGTAGTTATCCCTTCTGAAACAGTAGAATTGATAAAACCCGTTGCGTTTGTAGCAACAGCAACAAAATAATATGTAGTGTTGTCGGTAAGCCCAGTAGTAGTGCATGTATACGTGACACTATCAACAGCTGAAACAGTACCTGCACTTACCATTTCCTCTACATCAAGACTACTCCCATACAATAACGTAAACGTTGGAGCAGGGTCACCATCCACTCCGCTTACATCAAACGTGGTAGTAATTTCGGTATATGTTGGACTGCCGCTTACAATAGGAGCACCAGGTGCCACCGTAGGCGCATAGGGACCATCTGTAGATATCCCTTCTGAAACAGTAGAATTGATAAAACCCGTTGCGTTTGTAGCAACAGCAACAAAATAATACACCGTGTTTTCAGTTAACCCAGTAGTAGTGCATGTATACGTGACATTATCATCCGATGAAACAGTGCCAGCACTTACCATTTCCTCTACGTCAGCACTAGTCCCGTATAATAACGTAAACGTTGGCGCAGGTTCACCGTCAACCCCACTTACATCAAAGGTGGTAGTAATTTCGGTATATGTTGGACTGCCACTTACAATAGGAGCACTAGGTGCCACAGTGGGCGCATAGGGACCAAAAGTACTTATGCCCGCTGAAA